TCAATTGCGGCAAACGACCGTTGCATTCTGCGAATCTTCCTTTTCAGATTCCTGATTGCTTTTTCCTGCTGACAAGTTTTCTCTTCGCTCAACTGAACCTCCGTTGTTATGGTTTGAAATATGAATTACAGTTTTTTCCACTGCGTCAATCCGTTCTCCCAACCACATCATGCAGTTGACTGCCATGCTGTTTCCACACGCTTTGTACCGGGGAGCATCTGGACAGTCTTCTTCGGATTTGCCCTTCCAAGCGATCCGTGTGTGGTTATCGGGGAAGCCCATCAGTCGCTCGCACTCAACAGGGAGCAGACGGCGAACAGTTGCCTGTGTGCTGATTTGCGGAGTAGCTTCCTTTTGCTCAATTACTCCGTTACGCCCGGTAGACATGCCGCAGTTGACACCGAGGGTGGAAGATGCTTTCCCGTAAAGCTTTACATAAAAAGCTACGAATAAAGGTCGCCGACCTTTACATAACAGAGAATTTCCAGAGATTTCTATTCAAAAACACGCTTTTGAGAGCCTATGTCGTTCTCTATGGGGAGAATAGTATCGGAAAGAATTTGCTGTAATCCATTGCGGTACAGCCACAAATCACTATAAAAACAAAGAGTTCAATCATAAACGACTGAACTCTTGAGAATTTGTAAATGGTGGAGCAGTCGCCACCTAAACATAACCTGCATTGTGGCGATCGATATCGGCAAAAAAATCAAGGAGAAGTCAGCATGATTTTATCTTGGGCGTTTTTGCGTTTTTGTTCCAACACTTCCAGGGCCTTCGCTGCTTCTGCATCACTGCCGGCAGTGAAATCATACTCAATAATTTTTTCTTTGGATCCAAGCAAAGATTCTGTCTCAACAGCTCGAAAGTACCCTGTCGTTGGCACCTTTTGATCTGCAGGAATGCCGACTTTTCGGGAGCGATAAGTCAAGCGTCCCACGATGAAACGCCCCTGCGGTGTACCAGTGTCTGCATTGGAGGTTTCGATTTCTCCCAAAGACAGAAATCCGTCCATGTTGATGTTTTTTTGCGATGCGCTATCCGCAATTTGCTTGTTGACATTCTGGCATCCCGCAATCACGCAAAGCATCATCGCAATGAATATTTTTTTTGTCATTCAAATGTTCCTTCCTGTATTGTGCGCATTGCGCGCGCAGCTGTTCACACACTTCAATTCGAACTCTGCGCCGCAGCTCTCTTTTGATGAACCTCAAATCTTTTTTGTACCGCCGGTTGATCAGCTCCATTTCGCGAGTTATTTTTTTTTGCCCACTCACAAGAGCGCTCATATTGGTATTGAAATGATCCTGCGTCTGCCTGATCCCTGCGCGGAAAATCTTCCAAATGGTGATGATGATTCCGCTCCCCAATACAAGAATTTCGACGAAACGCATGATCGCGTTTAAATGTTCTGCCATAAAAAAGCTTCGCTCCAAATAGTTTCTCCCACTATGCAAAAGCGAAAAAAAACGTCAGTTTTTTCTCTCTGCGTATGCCAACTTTTGCTGTTCGCACTGAACTGGAAAGCTGTTTCATATTCCTGCGAGTACATCTTCGACATCTCCAATCCGTTCGTCCAGGCGCTGATCAATCATCGTGTTGATTTGCGCGAGCCCAACATCAGGTATCTCTGTCGGATCGCCAGCATGAGTAAGTCGATTGCGAATTGTGAAATTTTCAATTTGCAAAATAAACGTAGCGACGCCGTCAGCTGAGTATCCGACCAATTCTCCGATCAAGCCAGTTTTGCTTTTTTGGGTGCCGAGCCAGTTGGCGAGCTCAACAGTATTCATTACTGGGATGGGAATTGTAATTTCTGTAAAATTTCGCTCGGTCCCATCTTCATCATTTTCGGTAATTGTTGCGACGGCGATGTGTTCCGCCTCGGCTTTCAAGACACAGGTCGTTGTTTCAACGAAATCGTGATCGAAAACAAAATCCCACGTTGCAATATCGGTCAAGTCTGCGATATCGTAAGGTGTCAGCGAATTTTTATTCGCGAACAGACGTAATTTCAGGCAGGTCGCAACACCACGAATCAATACGGGAGGTGCGATGTTTTTAGCGTTGGCGGCATCGCGAACGATGCCAACGGTTTCTGCCGCTGAAATGTAAATTATTATTTTTTGCATTTCATGTTTCCTTATTCAAGTTATTCAATCTGTCGATTATCAATGGATTATCAGCGATAAATAGCTCATCGCACTTATCGGCGAGCCTTTCAATCTCGGTGATTATTCCTGTTGGATATTCTGCATCACGTACCTCGTCAATAGCAATAGCTAAATCCCGTAATTCCAGTGCTACGTCACGATGGTCAATCTGCAGATGTCGCATAGCATCTCGCACGAATCCTACTACAACTCTACGATTAATGCGTTCATATGGAATTTCTCGGAATAGACTCAACGCGTCATCCATGTGCTTATGGGCACAGAGAGTACACTGGTCTGTTGGAAGTGTTTTCACTGTCCTTACTTTATCTTTTCCATGGCAACTGCACGCCATAATTATTCAAACTCCTCCATATCCATTTCCGTATTTTCGTCGTCAATAGGCGCGGAAGCACGGAAATATGTTATTTCGCCAGCAGTGAAGCTGTATACATTATTGCCTCGTTCGGCAATATCGAGCGCATTGCTTTTGCTGGTGGCATCGCTTTCCGAAAGATAGTACTTCCCGGCTTCGCTTCCGGTATAAACCGCTGTTACCTCTCCGGTATGGCAGGGCGAAATCACCCATTTCCGGACAAATTCGTAAACGTAGCCTCTTTCTCCAGTTCGGCGATAGATTCCATCACCTATCCCGTACGCTGAAATTGTTTGCAGTGTCCCGGGTTTAGTGGCGTTGGTTACTCCACGCACTTCCCCTATTTGTCCACCAGTGTACTCTATTGCGTCATCTTGCGACATTTTGTTTTCGGGGTTGGCTGCACATTCACCGTTAGCGTTAAGATGCACTACTCCCACGCTTATCACATACATATCGAAAGACCCATATATCCCTTCAAAAAGTCCTACCCATGCCGATGCGTTAAAACAGCAACGTAGCGTGTAATCACCGCGAGTAAGGTTGACGAATTGTCTTTCGCATTTAACAGTTGCTGGCGCATTGTCTGGACCGTTTGGGTAATGTTGGCAGGTTAAATATTCAGGAGACTCAACCGTGTAGCTTGTGTAAATCCCCCATGGTGACGTCTTGTGTGGAGTTCCGATAATATACGGATAATCACTCGCTTCTATGTTGTTCGCTACATGCGTTCCTCTGGCTGCGTATTTACGCTGGTCTGGCAGAGCAACCAGCTGATTTGGTGATGCAGTTTCCCAGACTCTGCCGGTAGCTCCATTAGAGTTTTCAGCCCATAAACTTTTATCGGTGACTCCATCGTAAAGTTTCCAAACTTCAATTTCCGTTACACTTTCCGGTTCATAGGTGGTATCCTCCCAGAAAACGGTTCCGTCATCGCTAATCATGTAATCGTGATGCTCTACGGAATAAACAAAAGCCAGTGCAGCCGCATCCTTCGCAGATTCCTCATCAAGATCATTCGGGACTTTTATTGTATTCTGATTTTTCCCCCACACACGACAGCCGACTGTAATTTTTGACGTTTCAGTGTATACAGTTCGATTGGGAGAACACCACGCATTAGGAGCATAGACCGTTATATATTTTTCGTCTGGGTCTTTAGGTTCAAACCATGTTTCACCGCAAGGAAATTCAGAAGTATCTCCACCTACACCATCAGTGTCGATAGTCACAGATAATTCCGTAAAATCTATAGTTACAGATCCCACGAGGTAGTCTCCTCCGGGGCAATGATATGTGGTTGCGAATATTACCTGTTCTCCCCAATTTACCAATACTCCGTGTCCGGTAGCATTGTACATCGTATAGTACTCCGTACCTTCTTCTGTTTCTTTACCTTTGTATATCTTCGGGTCATGGTTATTTCCAGCATATACTTTAACAGTCAGCGTGCTGTAGTTTTTTGACAGATTGCGTAAATTTGTAACAGCAGCGAATCCGGTCGCTCCGCTATGTACAAAACGCAAAAGAAAACCATCTGTTTCTATTCTAACAGGATTGTCGTCTGTATTATCAGTGCAACCACTCCAATCATATGTAAAACCATCATACGCTATAGTGCCGTGCCAGCAGCTCTTTTCCTGTGTGCCGTTAACAGTAAAGCCTGCATACGGACTTATAACAATCGGAGGTATCGGACTTACAATATTCCCAACTGTGTCAGTGACAAAGTTACCAACTTCATCAACTGCTACGCTATCTTGGTGTTTATAGTACAGTGTCTGCGTACTCATTCTCCAGCCTCCGTAGCGTTCAAGTATATCCGCGTGAATGTGAAAAAGTAGGTGTCCGTAGTACGTTCAGTAATCCGAAACTCTGTATCTGACAAACGATAACCAAGCACCTTTCTATTGAAGCTGAATGTCCCATCATACTCAAATGTAAAGCCACCAACAGGAACTTCGTCAGGTTCTACCACGGTTTTTTCAATATACGCATACAAACTGCCATTTTCACTGATAGGGATTGCTGATTTTTCCATAGACACCGTAGTGCTGTTAAGATTCGCCTTTGCGACGACGTAGTATGTCACTGACAAAACATAATCTGCTATGGAAATTTCGTATTCCAGCGTAGTGCTGCCGACTGTTCGTGCTACTATTGGCACAACGATATTGTCAGCGAAGCTCTCTTGTGTGATTTCCAACCGTCCGTCAACAACCTCAACTGTCGCTAACAGCACTGCCGGGAACAGGTCACTTGCGTAAGTGTGGTTAAGAGCGTAGATAGCACCGCCGATCGCGTAAACGTAGTATGTGCCAGACGCAGACAGTGTCAAATCTGTCCGATTGTAAGCTATGCCGTTGATAACTCCGGCAGAAGTAAGCGCAGAATCATGACCGTTGACAACAGATACTTTGTGTTGTGTGATATTTCCTTCGGCATCTGTAGTGCTGGAATCGATCACCTTGAACTGATGCGCCGTTGCGCCGCCAGAACCGCCTCCCAAATTAATAATTGCTTCTGCTCCATGCCGAAAAACAATAGGAACGCCACCATTAGAGCTTGCAAGAAATACTCCGGGAGTGCTTATATCCGGCAGGACGTAATCGCCATCAGAACCGCTGATTTTGACTTTTACTGGCCCTGTGACAATACAGCTGCCAACGTCGTTTGACCCAAGGTCAGACTGCACGATGCCCCACGCCTTAGATACATCTGTAACAGGAGCGCAAGGGATGATATTATCTTCAAGTTCGCCGAAGTCTGTAGATTCAGGAAAATTAACCGCAGATCCGGATGCAATCGTGTTAGCGGTGCTATTGTATACTGTCAGTCGCGTCGACACATGCGGCGGAATCGCTGCTGAAACGCGAAACCCGTCAAGGCCATTGAAGAAGTGCCGCACCTTATTTTCGAGCGACGCAGATGGGCGAAACGATTCACCCGCGCGCACGTCAGGATATCCCATTTAGACCCCCAATTCCGCGAAATTAGCGTATCCAACGACCTGATCAACGTAGATGTCGGTAACAGTTGCTTTGGGGCGGCCAGAAACAAGAACGGGTTGAGTAATTACCCAAACATATTCAAATCCCTTTTTTGAAAATGTCTGTCCAGCAACGGTGACATTTTTTTCGTTCAATTGTATTGAAAAATTAAACGAGACCTCTACGGTCGCGGATTTTTTATTTTCCCCTGCAAAAGAGCAACCAAGAAAAAGCACTTCACCTGGCTCCCAACCGTGGAAATTCTGGGCGTTAACCTTCCCTACCAAACTGGCGACTTTTCGCTTGAATCCTGTAGATAGATCGGCAAGTTTCATCGTTTTTGTGTACGTTTCCTGCAGTTGTGCTGCGGGGACCTCCACTCCGCGTACATCGAACTCGGCGCCGGTTTTGCCGTTCCAATTCACCAACCCCCCCGCGTCACGATCTCCGTAGATATGCTGTTGGTTAAGAGAATTTTCGACGTGTCTGGTTCCACCACCGCAATCAAATGAAATACGCGGCTCTTCGTCGCTCGCATCGTCATTTGATTGGTTTTCTTCGTTTGCGTTGGATTCATAAACGACACTAACTCGATAGATATCTTCGCGTTCTCGAGCATCGATCTCAAGATATGATAATGGCAGGCCGTGTTTCTCGGACGGCGCAACATCTATCAATTCGCGCATCGCCTCGACTTCGTCAGCGACCCCTTCAACAATGAATACTTCGGAGAAGGCGCGGAAAGATCCGTCTGCGTTGATTGAAGTCGTCTGCTGATCGTAGGCAGGAACAATTACTATATCTGACATATCATCATTCTCCATATGTTATTTCCGTTTGCTGCATGGCATGCAACAAGTGGTCAATTTTTTTGTTCGTTTTCTCGGTCAATCTATTTTGTTTTTCCGTCGCGACAGCAGTGCGATCCGCCGCTGTGCGATCCCCCCCCAACATGGAGCGGAGATGTTTGGCAACCCAACTTCCTGTAGCACTTGATTGTGTTTTTTCCGCGACTGCATCGCGACGTTCAGCCAGTTGAGACCGCCAGAAATCGAACATTTCTGTTGCGTTGCGAATTTTTTCAAACGCGGCGGCAATATTTTTTCTTTCTACGTTAGTATATCGAATCACATCATCTTGATCAGGGATGCGCGCATCTGCCACAAGACGCGCATGTTCACGTCGAGCTGCTGCTGCTGCTCCCTGATACATCGACATGATATTTTGAATGCTGCGACGCCCAGCATTTGGATCTATCTCAAACAAATTGGATATTTCTTTTTCCAGCTTTTTCTGAAATGCTTCTTGGGCTTGAGACTTGTCGAAGGCAACAAGTACACCTACATCTGCCGTGATCTCCCCTAATACGCGATGTTTCTCAACATCGCGTTCTTTTTTTTCACGCTCCTTATGCATTGTTTCGGCATCGCGTTCTTTTTTTTCACGCTCCTTATGCATTGTCTCGGCTGCCTTTGCCGCCTTACCAGCAAGCATGTCGGCGTTTGCCAATTTTTCGCGCAATTCCGCTATTTGTTTCTTAATTCGCATTGTCTCTTTTGGCGATATAGTGCTGTCGGATAATCTTTCTTCCCGAATGCGCATCATCGTTTTCAACAGATTTTTATAGGATTCATTGAGCGAATCGATCTCTTTTAGCTCTTTTTGCAATGGCGTGAGCTCTTTTCGCAGCAATTGATTTTCCAAATCTGACAATTGCGCGCGTTGAGCAAGAAATTCGCGTTCCTCCTCAAGCCTTTTTTTATTGAATTTCACGTGGATTCGCTGGCGCTGATTCTCCGCCAGTGTTTCCGCCGCGACGATTCGGCGATTAATTGTCGCCAATTCGCTATCAATGATCGCTGTCTCGACAGGATCATTCGTTTGCGCGCGGCGTTTTTTTTGAAAATCTTGCATTTGCGCCAATATTTTTTTATACTCCGTCAGAGCCTGATTGACTTCGGCCAATTCTTTTGCGAGTGATGAATCTCGCACCCATGTTTTCGCGATCCCCGCAGCTCGATCAGACAATTCTTTGTAATCCGTCGAATCTTTCTCTCGATATCTGCCGGTGATTAATTCGCGCTGCTTCGCGATATATTGATCTGCGAAAGCGATTTTGCGCTGAAGTTGTTCTATTTCTGCGGCCAATTGCGCACGTTCAGCTTCGGGGGCATTGTTTTTTTTCAACAACGTTTCTTTGTTTTTTTTGTAGCGCAACATAGTATTAAGCAAATCTTTGTAATTCGCATTTGCCGTTTCCGCTGCCTTGATCTCTTTTTCCAACGGCGACAAGTTTTCAGCGTGCATCTTTTTTTCAATGGCCACAACCTTTTCCTGTGCCTCCAGAAATTCCTGAAATGTTATCAAGTCTGAATCGATGCTCCCTTCTTTTCCCGGCTGATAATGCTGTGGCATTGGCCGTTCCAGAATTCTCTGTCTGGCCTGCAATCGCTCTATTTCTTTATTTCTCTCTGCGATATATGCGTTGTTAGTGGTGATGACTTCTTCAGCCTCTGATTTCCCTCCAAACAATGGGACATGAATCAGTCCTAAGCTCATTACCGACTTAAAACTCCAGGGACGCATTTCGTCGTTGTATCCCTGCGCAATGCCGATGTTTTTTTGCTTTTCGGCGATTGCATTTTTTATATCTTCAAGTTCGAAAGCACGTTGCAATCTCTGCAGCTGCTCCAACGCATCAGCCATGTTCCCAATGCTTTTGGCAGTCTCGTTGAATACAATTCCCAGCGATCCATATTTCTGCTCAAGATCCGTAGTCAAACGGCGAGCTTCAACCATTTCGGCGTTATTTAGATGCTGTTTTTCAGACAGATTTTTCAGCCGCAATGCCTTGTCATAATCAATTGTTCGCTCTTTTTGACGTTGTTCGTACAGATCTGCTAATTTATTATTTGTGTCATCGATAACGTCGCTGAAGTCGCTGAACGCAACAACAAGCGTTGCGATCGCGCTGGCAGCCAGGAGTGCCCATCCAGCAGGATTTGTCGCCAGAAAAGCCTTCAGCGCTATTCCGAACGTCGTTAATGCAGAAGTGCCCGCTGTCGTCGCCACGGTAAATGCCGCCAATCCTATCTTGGCGAATGCGCAAATGGCAGTGAACGCCTTGATACTAACTCCAACCGTGACCAATGTGGTACCGATAACAAGAAGAGCTGCGACCACTCCGCCCAGGACAGATATTAATGCCGAATTCTCTTGGATCCATTCGTTCACTTTGACCAATACACTGGTCAAGCAATTCAACAGTGGAATCAACGCCTTTGATATAATTGCACCGATAGATATTCCCGTCTCTTGAAGTGCAGATAACAATTTGTCCCATGCACCGCCGGCCCCGGATTCCATTTCTTCGCGGGTTTTTTTTGCGATGTCCTGACAATTTGACAATTTTTCGATGAATTCATCTAACGCCGCGGTGTCTGCCGTGATCACCAACCCTCCGGTCATTCCTCGCAAATCGAATACTTGTTTAGCGAACGCCAGTTTTTCCGCAGATCCCATCGTTGACATCGCACGCGTCAGATCAATCATTATGTCGCGCATCTTACGCAGATTGCCGGTCGCCGTGACAGTTGCCACGTTGTAATCTCTCAAGAAGTTTTGTATTTTTGGATCAGCGAACTGCAAATATGCCTTTCTCAACGCAGTTCCAGCCAGCGACCCCTTGATGCCCATATTGGCCATAACTCCGAGAGCCGCGGCGGTATCTGCGATAGTCTCCCCAGCTATGCGTGCCTGGGGACCGACGATTTTTAACGCCTCAAAAAGATCGGTCAACGTCTGAGCACTACCGTTTGCCGTTGCCGTTAAAAAGTCCGCGACCATTGACATCTGATTAGCTTGGAGACCGAAAATTCGCAGGCTGTTGGCGGCGATATCCGCAGCTTCAGCCAGATCTGTCCCGGTCGCGCGAGACAGATTCATCACAGAATCAATTGCCTCGTCAATTTCGCGCGGTCTCAACCCCATGCGTCCGAGGGCGGTCATAGCAAGAGCAACTTCCTGGGCGGTGAAGGATGTGGCGGCACCGATTTCGCGAGCGCGTCGACTCAACATCTCGAATTCCTTACCTGTTGCTTGCGTGACGGCCTTGACCATGCGCATTTGAGTATCGAAATTCTTAAAAATTCTAAAAGATAACGCGATCGTAGCAGCAGATGCTGTTGTGAATGCCAAAATGTCGCGACCGATTTCACTGCTGGCCACCGCGAACGCTTTCAAGCGAATTTCGGCGTTTTGCAAGCCTTTCCGCAAATTCGAATCGCGAGTAGTTAATTCCACGAATGCCTCGCCGGCACGCACTGCTCCAATACTCATCTTTTTCTTTCCCTTCCTTCCTTGTTTTTATTTATTTTTTATCCCACCATGGCAAAACAAAAAAATAAAAATGCCGGAGTACCCCGGCATTTTTATTTTTTTTACGAACACAAAATATTGCGAAGCATTGTCAAATCTTTGCCACAGTTGATTACGGAGTCTCTTTTGGAAGATTCAAACGGATGAAAATCAGCAGCTGACACCGCGGCACTGCCCGTGGTCAAACAATTCTGGATCAACGCCAATAAGGTCGCCGTATGCCACCATGCAGTCGACTCTCGTTCCTCTGCCATCTCAACCAATTCACGCAGTGTCAATTCTGTCGGGACAACTCCAAGGATTCCTGCGGATCTCCAACAAAGAGACCATCCAGTACATTTTGGATTCTTGCGTCGAATTCCGGCGTATCGATTACTTCGTCCAGCATTTTCTTGGCGCGCGCCTGCATCATCGTTACCGTGTCCCAGATTTTGCGAAGGACGCGCTGCTTCGCCGCGGGGAAAAAATCAATAAGCTCTACCATCAGCAGATCTACCACGTTTTCGATGTCTTCACCTGAAATCATGGTGTAGAAATCTTCCTCAGAAATCTTCTTGCTGTCGAGCTGAGCTTTGAACAATGAGTAGAGAATTTCGACCAGCAAAAGTACATCGCCGGTGATCTCTTCGAGCAGGTCCATTTTCGCATGTTCCGGATCGCGCGGATCCGCGACGTCGATTATTCGCATCAAATCAAGAGGTTCACCGTTCCGCCGGCGAACTCGCGAGCGCACAACCATAATACTGCCGATATTAATCCGCAGCTCAAGATCAAGGCCGCACTGCATTTTAAAAATTTTCATATTTTCCCTTTCTGTTTAAAAAAGGAGCGGTATTCCCGCCCCTTACTGCCCACTTTAGGTTCAAGCATCTTTGGATGCGACAACCCACGCAGGGACACGGCCGTCCTGGCCAGCCATCGTCGGCTTCAACGTCACCGACACCTTGACGCCTTCTTCGAGCTCCTGGGGCTGCGAAAAATTCATGACCTCGAAATCTCCGTCGACACCGTTGCCTTCATCGTCCGCAATGAATACAGCAAGGGGAGTGCCGTCGAAGTAAGATGCCTGAAATGCTTTGAAGTTCTCATCCTCGGGATCGTAAAAAAGGGAGAATTCAACACCAAGATCTTTCAAGCCGCCTTTGTACACTTTCCACCCGGCAGAAGAGCGCGACGTCAAGTCGATCTGCGACTTTTCAAAAGTAACAGTCACGCTCGTGACTTCTTTCACTTCCGTGGTCGGTTTTTCCCCCGCCGGTCCGCGAAACATTTTGCATTCAAAACCGATTTTTTTCATAACCTTCCTCCTAAATTACATTTTTCCAAAACGATAAAACTTTGCTTTTTCCTTGTGACAGCGTCGGCCCCATATATGGACGAGGTGCTACTCGTCCCGCCGTTGTCGTGGGATAGCCAAAATATTTTTTTACATTTTTTGCAACTTTTCGAGCTTGTCGATCAGAGCGCATTTTAACAGGCAAATAATAGACAATTCGATATTGGCCAGTTGCACTGCGAGAGAAATTCGGTGCGCGCTTTTTGCGCAAACGAGTCGATCCGGATGCCTGCGCGACTTGCCCCGCGTTTGTACCCATAAACAAAGGAGCATATGGCTGTGCGCGGAAAAATTGAGCCAACGCACTTTCGGTGCGCATGTCCGGAGCATTCTTTTGATACCACAACGAATTTTTGCCGGGGCGAGTAATACCTCCGAATTCAAGAGTATGGGGCACCGGTCCAGAGATATTTCGCGGGATTGAATAAGTGCGCGCCGGACCAATCACCGCAGTCGTTCCTGCAGGATCAACAGCAAACTGGATGCTTTTCCCAAAGTCATTTGCACCTTTAGAATGCTTGTACGGCGGCATTCCCGCAGCAGACGCGATCCGGTAACTGCGATAATGAATTTTTCTGCGCGCGATTCTCATCATCAAGCCCGCTGCGCGATACATCGCACGTTTGTTCGCGGCGGCGACAATGTGTTGCAGCCGCTGCGTCTCAAAATGGCAAGAGTTCATCATTTGAACACCTTCACCGTTATTGAAACAATTGAAAAAAAACAGCCGTATTGCAAAAAAATTCCCGCGTCATAAATAGGCGAATATTCAACGGCAATTATGCGACCGTTCCCGTTCAATATGGTCCCTCCATCAAGATATTCGCCAATCGCTTCTGACAATTCCAGCATGTGCGCCATCTCGTCTTTTGTGCAGCGCTTTGCAATCCCCAGTTCAACGGTAATAATGAGCTCTCGCGTTTTGCGGCTGGCCATACTTCCTTCTATACGCATTGGAACGGCGACAATTCTCAATTCGCGGCTTGTCATGATTTTGTCGTCAACGACAAGAGCACGATTAACAGTCAATATTTCGCCTGCAATCGTTTGGCCGTTCAATTTGGCCGTTATGGCATCTGCCACATCCAACACTAAAGAGCTCATACTTACCTCCAGAAAGGAAAAAATTACTCACGCCCAACACTTTTAGTATGAATTCGAATTTCCGAATTTCGCCGAGTATGCCATCTCCAGCACGGCTCCTTATTTGGGGCACACACAACGAAAATTTCACCGTCGAACACAATTTCATCGCCAGTCATTGGCTCGATATTAAGATCTTCACTACGCAAAATGAAGTCTCTCTGCTCTTCACGGACAGTGATTCCAGATGAATTCTGATATCGGAAAATCGTTTTCCCTAATTTTGCCGGGAGATGAACCAAAAAAGTCTCGCCTCGTCGATAATCGATGTTACGCGCAGCAAACTGATACGCTGCGCGCAGCATTTTTTCACCTTTTTCGAAAATCGACATTATGCAACGCCAGTCACTTTTACCATCGTGCGATATTCCTGCTCGCGGATACCAAAATCGAACCGAGTGCGATACGCAACACCAAAATGCGTCATATCGAACGCGCCCATTTCGACGGTCGGAGTGCGGCGGCCCTGGAGATAACCAATTTCGAAAGTATCGGCCACGCTGGGATCAGCGAACAGATAATATCCGGTGGTGGAGTTGTTTTCATACTTTTCATTCTCCAGATACGGAGAAGCAACAACTTCCATGCCCCACTTGGACACGATGTTGGTCGCGCCTTTGGTTTTGGATTCGCCGGTGATCTGGAGCGCAGAAAGAACCAGTTCCTGGGCTTCAGCTTCCAGGGAGGTCGGGACCAGCAGATATTTCGGAGCAACGGCAATCGGTTCGCCATCCTGATCGGTCTGGTTCAAAAGCAGTTTCCGGGCAGCTTTCAGGCCTTCAATGCCGAACGCATAACCGGTGCCGGTCAAAAGGTTTTTCCGGGAGGCATCGAAAAGGGATTTGCCGTTGAATTCCGGATTGCTCATCAAACGTTTGTGGAACACCTGATCGATCAGACGGATCGCTCGAGCTCCGAAAAGTTTCGGAAGTTTCAGGAAGGCGCCCAGGTCATCGTTGGTGATAAGCATTTCATCCAGCCAGAACAGTTTGGCATAACGCTTTGCCTGGTTGACGGCAACTTCATCTTTTACGTCAGTTTCTTTGACGGGACCGCCCAGTGCCACTTCTTCGAGATTGCCGATGTCGGTCAAACGGATGCGCTGGGATTCTTTGTAGTCGGCAAGATCGCCGGGGGTGCAAAGTTTCTGCGCGATGCTTTCATAGTTCGCGAATTCCTGCAGCATCGCTTTGTTCGCTACATTGGACATGATGCCGGGAAGATTGGTATCCGCCATGCCGGCACGGATGACGCTGCGATCGAGCGTGGCACCGGTCGGAATGTTGCGAAGCGCGCACGCTGCCAGCAAGGCTTCTTTCAGCGACATACCACGCATGCTGTACGCAGCTTCCAGAGTGTCGGCACCAAGATCTTTTTCAATGGTGTGTTCTTTGATGCCGGCACGCAGACACAGCGCAGCTTCGATCACATCGGCGGTGGTCGCCGGTTTATCTTTGTTGATGATGTTCAATCCGCTCTGGGGAAGTCCGGCGACTGCATCTTTGGCATTGGCGGCAATGTCGCGGCAATATTCTTCAGTCCAGCCGGCTTCGATCGCTTTGTCGATCATGTGCGGGAACTCTTTCAGCGCAGCACGCACCGCAGAAACGCGGGTGCGTTCAGCAACGATAGCGGCATCGGCAGCAGCTTTGATACTGGCGTCATCCGCAGGGGCAGCAGGATTGCCTGCTTCAACAGTTTTTTTGTTCATTTTTTCTCCTTGTTTAGGTATATTCAGGCCAGCTGCGATGCGCAAACTGGTATCGGCATCAGCTCCGATGGCAACAACGGAAATCTCGCGCAAAACGGCTTTGGTGATGACCGTCAGCGGTCCGGTAAATTCCCGGCCGTTGACGGTGATGGTTTCGCCGGCGGAAATCTCCTGAATTTCTTTGATTTCGGCACCATGCGAAAGCTGCCAGTCGATTTTTTTGCCAGCGGAAATGATCTCTTTGCCATGTTCGCAATCTGGGTCAATGCCGCCAGAAACGGTAAGGGCAGCATTCGTTTTTTTAACGGTCAATTCTCCCAAACGATAACCCGGCTCGTTGTAATGATTATACAACAAAGGAATCTGCGCGGCAATATCCAATCCTGCCAGATCAGTAATGCAGGGGTGATTGCTCCACCACTGGGAAAATACTCCGCCGGAATACGCCACTCCTTCAACGTGCGTGAGATCGTTCCCGATGATGTCACCGGATGCCGCAACGACGCGAAGATATTTTTTCGGTGCAGCAGCATTAATTTCATTCATCTTCATTATCTATAACTCCTGTATTATTTGTTCCGGAATTTTCCGGTTTTTCAGTTCCGAGGCCATACCGATGCATCAGCTGCATTTCTCGACCACGCTGGCGAAGGATCTGCTCATAATCCCGCCCCGCCGCCGCGCATTCCTCAGCCAGCGTGGTCGTCCCATTCTGCAGACGCGCACTCTGCGCGTTTGCTTCTTTTGCCGGATCACAATGTTCAAATCCGTCCCACATCCACTTGTGATCGACTTCCAATTCGTCGCTGTAATCTTCGGGATGAAATGCTCGATCAAGTTTTTCCCATTGATCGAAAATGTCATCAAGGATAAATTCCTCGATACTCTGCCGTTCGACGGCAATTTTTCGGTGATACACCTGATGATCCAATCGGCCAGATGCGTAGTTATAGCCACTGGAATTCCCTTTTGCGACGTTGAACGGCATAGATATCGCCCGGGCGGCTTCATTCAATTTCGCGTCAGAAAACGCACAATATGTGCTGGTCGGCTGTTCGGCTTTAAGTTGGTGTCCTTTCCAGCCTTCGGGGAGGGCGACTCCGGCATTTTTTGCCATCGGCACGATATCCGTAAAATTCAACTGTTTGATCCGTTTGCCGCTGTCATCAAGTTCATCATCCAGATTCACTTCTTCGGGATCTGGGATCACATCGGTTTCCAGCAGAAAAGATATCACCGCAGCCGTTTCAGCAGCGGACAGCACCGAATTACCATACCGACGCAAATCGTTGAATACGGTCAATCCGGCGGTCAATTCCGGCAATCCCCGATGCTGTCCGGGGCGACGCAAATGCGCATAATGGATGACCGCGTATGCCGGGACCAGATAAGAATCGGTCGTGCCGCCCAATGCGCCGGGATGTACCCGGTAAAAACGATATTGTTCCGGGTTGCCGAATTTGTCATACACAATTCCATCTACCTCTTTCGGCGCACCGTTTTTATGTGTTGATTGGTTTTCTCCGCAAAGTCCGGAACTTACTTGTTCCGTCTCAAAAAGAATCAAATCGATTTTGCATTCATTGCGGACGCCAGGATTGGTAACTTTTTGAATGAAAACTTCACCGTCGCGGGCTTTCGTCAATCGTGCCAGGCGCAGTTTCGATGCCAGGTGGATCGATTTGCTGTATTTGTGGAACCGGCGTTCCCGACGGTGCAATGTGCCTGCCGCCTGCGTATCTGCGGAAATATCCAGATCTGGATCATCGAACATCAAACGCAGCCGGGGACCGGTGCCGATAGTATCATCTGCCAGCGTTTCCAGAATCCCGCCCATGTATCCGTTATTGTTAGCTTCAAAACGGTTCCGAGAAACGATCAAACGACGGATGGACGGCTGCAATGCCGCATCGGCAGAAAGATTGTCGGCCCCCGCCCAGTGACGGCGTGCTTCCAGCGACATACTGGCGGCGTCGAATCTCGCCGTTAACTCCTGCAAAGTGAAAATACGGGGCTTGCGCATTATTCAAAATCTCCCGGGGTTGTGATCTGCGCGACGCCAATTTGCGCAAAAGCATTTTTCATCGTAACTTTGCGCTTTTTGGAATAATTCATCAGTTTGATTGTATCTTCTGCGTTGCGATTCTTTATTTTTTCGCCGTCGTTTTCGTATTCAGCCGGCTGCAGCGCCAAATCGGCAATTTTATTTGCTTCTTCAGTAGACATAAAAAATCTCCTTGAACGTTTATTTATTTTTTATCCCGCCAAAGAGATTTTTTTCAAAAAGTAAAATATTTTTTAGTTTTTCAATTGGTGAACTTTCCCTAGGCGATGTACCTTCGGGGCGTTGGATGTCGTTTTTTTAGGCGTTTGATCCCGGACCGGCGATTTGCTTTTTTTTACCTGTTCAGTCGTGCAGCCAAGCAGCGACGCGCCGACCATGCAGCCAACCACGCAGTCAAGAAAATGGTTTTCTTTGCCCGGCGGAAGTTTCCACACGTCGACGTCGCGCCCGCGGCCGGATGTAAATGTGCTGCTTTCACTGGCAAGCTGTTCGGCGAACATCCGGTGCCGCTCCGTGCTGCTGCCCCATACACTGAAACTGCCCGGATCACCCGGAGCAGTAAACAGCCGTTCCCGAAAAAAAGATTTCCAAAAATTTGTGTCGTATTCCAGCAAGCGCACACCGCGTTTGCGTACTCCCGGGATCCACCAGTTGTGTCCGATCTTATCCCCGGTCTGCTTGCGGTATTCGCTGATCGGCCGCTGTGCCGGTCCGATGCCGATACCTTTGCTGGGCATCAGCAATGCAGCGTGCCGGCTTTCGCGGCATACCCGATACACGGTGTCAGTCGACAATCCCCATCCGGAATCGATGATCACTTTTTGAACGCGCTGCATACTGTCGTCATCGCGTGGGAAATCCTGTTCCAAAATGATATCTGTCAGGGCGATCAACGCTGAATATATGGCCCCCTCCAAACCGGCATGGGGAAACAGTTGGCTGTACGTCGGATCCGCTTGCTTCAATGCAAAGCGGAGGCGTTTTTGCTCCGGGAATGTGCCGTAATCGATCACCCAGCAAGTGAAATTGTCCGCAAACGCGCAGACGGTATAATAAAGCAGATTTTTCTGGACGTCGATGAAGGTGATCAAATTATTCGCCTGGACCGGAACAGTCAACCGTTTGCGATTATTCAAGCGCGACAAAATATTTTCCTCTTTTATCATCTCGGAAACTTCTTTTTCTTCATGCTCCGGAATGTTCTGGTACTCCGAATTAAACGCCGCTTCATCTTTGAAAAACAGATTCATTGCAAACTGAACTGCAGATATTTCATCCGGATTATAACGTTCCGGCCAGCTCGGCACCGCCCCGGCATCCATTTCAGCACGATGCGCCCGATAGAAATCCGTTGCTTCGCGGATGTCGCCGTGGATACGGAATGATTCGACAGCGATTTCCCGATATTGATCCCACAGATCCATATTCGTCGGCTTCGATTTCAACAGCTGCAGGCGTTTTCCGCACCACTCCGGATTTTTCTCTGGATCCAGAAGTTCATCAGCAATATCACCCGGACGGATCACTGTGCAGGGCATCACTCCGGAAATTTTTCGCCCCGGACCGGCAAGCCCCAATATATCCCCCTGGATTGTCCGCAGCCGCTTTTTGCATTGCTCCGGAGATTCCGCACTTTCGCGCGTTTGCGGGTCGTCAATCAATACCATCTCCGGGCGGCAATCCCTGCCGTCAATGTGCCGTTTCATGCCGCGGATCCGCCCGGTGATGCCGACCGTCACGATTGTCGCACCACTGGCCGCTGAACCTTCAACCGTCGGCAGAGTGATTTCGCTGCCGCTCCAGCAGATCTGCGTCCGCATGCCATTCAGAAGCTGACCGGCGGCACGATTATTGACCCCTTCAAGTTTCCGAATCGGATAGCAGACTTCAGGGAAATCGGCCAGCAGCAATTCATTTTCTTCAAGTTCCCGCTTCATCGTGTCCAGCAGTTCAAGCGCGGCATCTTCGGAGGCGCCGATCACCACCACGAATTTACGATACCCATACAGTACCGCCCACAATGCCGCTCGCTCGTTTAAGGTCGTTTTGCCGGTTCCGCGCGGCATCGCCAGCGCAAACAATCCGCCCGTCAAAATTGCTTTTTCAAGGCGCGTGATTACTTCGTGATGATCCGGCGACCACCCCAGATAAAAGATCTCCGGGAAATAAGTTTCGCAGAATTTCAAAAGACTTTTTCCGCACTTCTCCCGACGCTTCAAATTGGCAATTTCCGGAAGCGGCGCAATATCTCGACCGCTGACACTCGCGGCAGCGGATCGCTGGCGGGCAGCTTCTTTTTTTGCTTCGTAATTCACCGCCGCCGGTGCGATTTTTTTCTTGTCGATTTTCATTTTTTGTTCACTCGGGGGCGCGCGGAAAGAAAGTGTGTGTTATCTCCCGAGTACTTCCCCGGGAGGCAGGCGGCGGTGGGGGGTCCGGAAGTACCTTTCCCCCTCGTGAGGGGGGGCGGCGGGGGCGGCGATCTACAATTCCGTATTCAATGGCAATAGGACGCATCGCTGATCGAATTATTCGCCGCACACGGTAACTTGACATGTTACAGCGATATGCGACGGTGTATATTTTTTCCCCATCAAGCAAAACAGCGCTGCATATCGCTCGCGCTTTGGGGTCAATTATAGTCGCGATATATTCTTCAATGTCGTTTATATCGATTTTAGGCTTTTCTACAAAATCTTCAAATTGGAGTAGCGTCATAGATCATTCGATTTTTGTAACGCCGCAAGCGGCGTAGTATTTTTCTTTTTCCCGTCTCAACGATCATTGATATGTACGTTGTTTCTTTCGCTCTTGCAGAACTGTATTCACTCGCGCGTTTGACAATCCACAGATATATTTCTTGCTTGAAATCCTCGATATCAGAATACCGCCCCGTAGCACGTGCGATCTGCAACGCATTACAACATGCACATCGCTCAATGTATGTCCAGTTTCTTTGAATTATATCATCCATCGTTGATTTCTTTCTATTTATTGTATATATAATGCCGGCAACGGTCAAAACGGCGTTCGTTCAAGTCCGTCGACGGTGACATTTTCCGCAATAAGTAGCAATGCTTCTGCGGACAAATCCGGTATAACAATATGTTCAAAAAAGCCATCAAAATTATAATGTTTCAAAAACAGATCTACCTGCGCGGTCATTGGAATGTAACCTTCTATCTTCAGAATCATCCGATAAATATTCAGCTGCAGCGCGTAGTGCCAGAATTTTGCATCAGGGATATGAAATGTTGCCCGATCAATTCCAGTACGGCCGCCAAATGATTCTTTCGGCAGTTTCCGGACAAATTTCCAGTCGCCAATTGCATAGTGCATTTGATCGATAGTGCAGAACATATCGATACTGCCGGCAACCAAAAACCGCGGGGAAAACACCAGCTTTTCCGGTTCAATGCATGAATAGATCTGCTGGAGCTGTTCCACTTCTCGCCATGCTGCGCTGAAACGGATCCGTTCAGCTTCATCCATTGGTGTGTATAATTTGTCGTACTGCCTCAAAATTTGGTTTTCGCAATTCTCATGCGTTCGGGTGCCGGCAGTGGCGCATTCTTCGCCATATCGTTTCCACTCCTGGATGAATTCATCCGCCGGTCGACCAGTCTTTTTTGATTTTGCAGCAGCCGCCGCAGCAGTGTCGAACGGTGCGAATGCATTGTGGATCAGGCGGGTTCCGGAAGTATATTCCAGACCGAAGTCATCAATATATCGATGATCCTCTTCCGTAAAGGCGATTTTCAGTACTCCAGACGGATGAATTGCTGTTGTTGCAGATGGCATATTACACTCTCCCTTCTTTTTGGATTGCGGCATCGAAGCAACGATTCAAATATTCCGCGCCGGTTTCGCCTTCGTGCCGGATCAATGCTGGCGGGGCAAGGTGACAGTTGGCTATATGTTGCAGCCAATATTTCCGCTCATTCCAATAATTCAACAGTTTTTCGGTGTATTGATCAACAGCGTCATGCTTTTTTATTGCCAGGAACACTTGAAGGGCTTCAATATCGAATTTTTCTCGATTTTGCATCGGGATCATCATTCGTCCGGAAATAATTTCCGTATTGATTCTGGTCAAGGCTTCTGCTGTCATTTTTGCACCTCTGCACCAGTTGCACCAGGGGACCCGGGGCAATTCTCTATATATGGGGTTGTGATGATGGTACTATTTATTTTTTGTTCTACCCCCCTGGAGCATCTGGAGCAGTATGGAGCAAGACAATTTTTAAGCGTAAAAAAAGCCTTTTTTTGCTCCACCCTCCCGGGAAAACACCCCGGAGCAATCTGGAGCAGGCGGTAAACAATTTTGATTATTTTGTGATTGCACCACTGGAGCAGTATGGAGCAATAACGGCAGAAACTATTTTTTTTGCGTTTCTCCGTTGGAGCAGTATGGAGCAGTTTTCTTGTTTTCATAGTTTTACTTTATTTTGTGATTGCACCACTGGAGCAGTATGGAGCAGTTTTTTTAACCTTCTAAAATCTCGACAGCAATTTTGTCTTTTGCCAGCGCGATCACTCGGGTATCTTCCTGTTCGGAACGATAGTTCCAGAGTATTCCGGAACGACGTTTCAAGTGGCCCCTATCATGGTGCGGCCAGCGCAGCAAATTGGGATCCACCTGGGGCAGCATGCCAGTCTTGGCCATATTACGGATGATTTCTGACGGATGCCGCCGGTCCATGTAACTCTCGTTTTTGAACCATGCTTCGAGAACATGCGAGCGAATGAATATCCTGTCTTTGTGCGGATCGATAACATCTTGCCCCAGCAGCGGTTTTGTGGACAGAATATGTTGGATCAATTCTTCTTCGATCCGACGCGCCAATTCCTCATCGGTGTTCGTTTCCTCTTTTTTGGTTTGCAGAAAACTGATTACCCGCTGATATTGTTCTGGTGAACCGCATGCGGCCTGCAGTATCGCGGTTTCAAACTGCGGCATCCGTGTTGCCGGTGGGATATCGTAAATTTCATGTTTGCCGATAATATCAATGATGTCGGAAAAAATCTGCATCCGGTTCCGCTGAATAAATCCGATCACGTCACTGGTCCAGTGCGGATTCATCTTTGGTTTAGCGACCATGATGTAGTATGCGCGCGATGCAATATCAGTGTCAACTGTGGCACCGTTTACTGTTACGACATAGGTCAGGTTATTCGGCCGGGATTCTTCACCGCGGCCGTATGACGCCCGCCCGGAAATACTGCCGGAAGTGACCAGCATCGCCAGATTAGAACTGTGCAGCGTGCCGGTTACATTATCCAACCGCAGGATTCGGGAATTCCGGCCGCGCGTGGAAATGATGCGCTTCACAACTTCTTGAAAATTCCGTTCCAGATCGTAGACGGATACATCGATCGGTTTACCTTCCATGATGTTTTCACCGTAAAGCAGCGCGACCATTTCCGGAATCATACTTTTACCCGACCCCTGACCGTTCGGGCTGTCAATGATCCAGAGCGGGCGGGCGACCAGCGGTTTATAGAATATAGGCGCCATGATGAAGGCGGCCAGCAGCGACCGGTTTATGTCGTCGACCGGATTGAAGAAATCCACAAACTTTTCAAATGTTTGGTGATTCGGGGACGGCGGCGGCATATCCGGATGTGTATAAAAAACATCATCCCGGCGCGGATAATCAGGAGTGAAAGAAATTGCCGAATAGGCGGTCGCTTCAGATTTCAACGCCGAATAGAATTCGTTTTTGGTGACGCAGCCGTCGATCCGCGCCCAGTCGATCACCTTTCCGGTTTTTCGCGCCAGCCATGAAAACAGATCCGACGCATCGTAAATATAGGAGATTTCGCCGGTTGTTCGATCGCGGTCGAAAAGTTCTTCACCGACCCGGAACGGTGCTCCCAGCAAGCGGGTGTGGATGTCATCGATCAATGTATTTATCTGTAGCGGGATTTTTTCCGGGTGTTTTTTGTTCTCCTCAAAATCATAATTCCGGAACGGTTTTTTATTCGCCAGTTTTGCCGCTTCCAGCGGGGCCAGCGTTTGCGTTTCATACTCTGGAGCAGCGGCGATCTTTTCGGCCAGTTTTTCCCAGGAACCGTTTTCTTTCTCGAAGTAATCGGTAACATCACCTTTCGGCAGCGTGGAACACTTGACAACTTTTATTCCGGCAACGATCCCGGTCAGATCTCTGGCGATAAGTTCCGCATGTTCCATGCCGGTATCATCGTTGTCCGGGAGGATTATCACTTGTTTACCGCGGAGGCATTCCGCGAATTCTTTCCGCCATTTTTTAGCGCCACCGGAATTGGTGGTCGCCGGGACGCCATACCGTTTCAGCGTCTCAACGTCCTTTTCTCCTTCCACGATGATGCACCAGTTTGATTCGTGAACGGCGCGCCAGTTATACAGGATCGGCGTGATATCTGATATTCCCCAGTGTGAAGGTGTTCCCTGGACGAATTCCTTTTTTTGGTCCGGATGCTCCATGCGGCAAACGAAGTATATCAGTGCGTTATCCAGATCCCGATATTCATATCTGGCAGTCTCGGTGTATCCTTGGCCCAGCAATTCGTCGTAATGACTGCGGCCGGTGCTGCTTTTGCGCAACTTCACTTCAGCAAGATGCAGCCAGTCACCCAGGAATTCCTGGGCTTGCTGGATGCAGCTGAAATCGGTCCCGCCGAACTTCGTGCGAGCGCAAAGTTCAAGCAGTCCGCCGCCAATCTTTTCGCCATGATCGAACCATTTTTCGCAACTGACCGTGACAGAATCCCGTTCCCCGTTACGCCATGCGGCGACACAGCGCCCGTTCGTGATCGGAATATTCAGCACCTTTTCGACGAAGTCAATGCAACTGCCGTGCTGCTTGATTTCTGTAAAATTGTAATGTTTCATGTCTTTAACCTTTTTTATCTAAAAACACTTTTCTGAAAAATTTGAATAATGCGCTGTGTTGCAAAGTACAGCGTATCGTTTTTTTATAAACCGGACATGGATGTTTTGATTTTGATGTAAGGTCAAGGCGACGGCGATTAGGACAATCCCAGCAAGCATCAATATCAAACTCCGGATAGCGATTTTCGATATCGATCCAGCGGGCAATAAGAATTTTGGCGAATTGTTTTGTCGCTGCTGCACAATCTGTCGCGGTGCGACTTATTGCAAGCGCCAAAGCAGTCATTTCTTTGGCCGCTCTTATTATTTCATTGTCGACGTTAGTCATTTTTTTGTCCATTTTGCAGATTGGTGAAACGGGCAGAAATTGTCCGCTTCGGTTTCGACTTTTTCTCGCACAACATTCAAGCATGAACCCACAAAACCGACCGGTTTTCCGTTATCAGTGATGCCGGTGGAAAAAAATCGGTATTCCGATCGCAGTTCCAGTTTTTACAATCTTTTGCCGGGCAGAATGCCATATCTTTGTAACTCATTTTTTTTACGTTTCCTTCCTGTTTTAAATAAAGTTTCAAAGCTGCGACCGCAGCAGCGTTATCCCGATGTTCCGTCAAAGTGCTGCCCGGTTTTCCCTGATTCGGCAGGAAAGCCCCAACAATGAAACAATTCCCGTCAATCTCGACGTCAGTGTTATTGTAAATTCGGGGATATTTTGCCATTTCCTGCAGAATTTCTTCAAGGGTTGGAGCTGGTGCGATACAACTGTCTTTTTTGATGCAGTCACCACATTCGCGTGGTAATACATAAATATTCTGATAAAATACATCTCCGAACCACGCCAGCGCAGTCGTGGAAAAATCTCCGTCCGGGATCTGCATACACAGTTGTGGAGGCGGAACAAGGTGTTTCAAATCACTCATTTCTGATTTTTCTCCTTCAGGCGGGCCGCAATCAAGGTTTTTGTTTCAGGAATTTCATCTTCAGCGGGTTTTAAGAAATCGTTTTCCCAGTCCAGATGAAACAGTTTGCAGATGTGCGGACCGGCTGTCCTACTGATATCATCAAGCGTATAACCGACTTCTGCGCGCAGCAATTCGGCAACTTTACAAAAAGTCCACTCCAAACATTTCCGGAACATATCTTCTCGCAGATATTCTGCATCCAGCATCGCTTTATTGATGTTGAAGCGGAAATAATTGGTATATTCACCATAATAACCGTACTGCATCAAAGAAACAAAAAATACTCGCGTGATTTCATCTCAGGTGATTGCCGATTTCTTATCATGGAAGCGGTTCAGGAATTCGTCAAAATTCCACTTGCTTTTATCTTTCAGGAAATTCATCAGAGCGATCAGCGCGGCTTTGTTCCGTTTGCGGAACAGTTCTTCTTCCATCTCCGCGACGGTGCGTTCTTTCTTTTTTCCGGTTATGCCGGTATTGCCAACGGCCGGAGTTGCATTTTTGGGGTATTCCGTTACAATGACATATCTGCCGATTTCGGCTCCGGAAACATAGATCGCATTCGCTTTTTCAGTCGGTTTCGCAAATCGTACCTTCTGGAATTCATAATAACTTTTTGCTTTTATTTTTTCTGCAAATTTGTAATCCGGGTCGCCCCAGCTGTTATTGCTGCCGCGAATTGGAACCAGATTTTCTTCTTTCAGAATTTTCTGAATTTCGCTCAATGTTTTTTTGATAAAACATCCTTTATCCAGGCAGCAGTTGTTTTCTGCCAAATCAGTAAAAAGCAATTCCGATGCTGCAGTCGTTTTCAGGCAGGACGCGCAGCATGCAGTATCGAATACAGCCAGTGACAGATCCATCCGCATTTCAGCAAATCGACGGTTAATTCCTTCGATGGTCATTGTGTCATTGATCTGGCAAATCAATTTATCCTGATTTATGGCCGGTTCCCGCGCGATCAGTTCAAGTTTGCCGATTGTCCACTGGGGATACTGCTCCGGATCCGTCAGAACTTTCTGCCATTTCGACGTCAAGGTGGAAAGTTTCAACCGGCGTGCCACATACGCCGGAGTGCGGCCGATAACTTTGGCAAGATCTTCGACGGAATATTTTTTCTCCAGTTCGGCAAGTTGCTGAATTTCCTCGGCGATTGAAAGCTGCTTGCGCTCCGTATTCACCACGAACGCGGCTTGAAGTTCCTGATCGTCGTTGAATTCCTGCAATCGGTACTGTTCAGGAGTAATTTCCTGCATCTTCAGCATGCGCATGGCATAATAACGGCGTCGGCCATCGACGATCCGAAAAGTGCCATCATTTTTGGCTCGGAGCAGGATCGGCTGCAACAAGCCGTGGTGTTGAATACTTGTCGCGAGTGTGTCGAGGTCGCCAAGGTCGCGATTCGCGACGCAGTCAATATTTTCAAGTTTGATGTTCATCATCGTTACCTTATTTTTTTTTGTTTTTTTACGCGTTTATGCAGAAAATTTATTCTGGCCGCTGACATCTTTTTCAAAACTTCGCTGAATACGATAATTAATTCTGGCCGCGACGAGATGATGTCCAGAATTTTCCGGTGCATGGCCTGGCGTGAGCAATTCCGAACACCAGCCAAACTGGCCACTGAATGTGAATTGGCATCCCGAGGTCTCATTACCTCGAGGAGCACCCCGAGAGTATATTCGTCCAGATCGAGAATATACGAAAAAAAACGCGACAACAGGCAAAAAATATTTTCTTCTTCGTTTGTACTTTTTTCATCAAAGAATTGGTCGCAAACTGCCAGTTCCGCAATCCCTTGAGCAGCCTCGAAGCTGATTATATGTGTGCGCGCGTCGACATTCTTTGTTTTAGTGTAAAATTCACATGAGATTCTGAATTCACAGGTATTACAGATTTCTTGGTTGGAGAATTCTCCGTAGCAGTTAGGATCTGTCAAAATATCGTCCATTATTATACCTTCTCTGGAGACCGGTACTCCTTGATGTTTCCCGGTCTGTGTTTTTCGAATGTTATTCCCCGGTAACAGTAACAGCTGTTTTAGCATCTGTCGCTTCTGGAATACTCTTAATGGCGCACAATCCCTGCTGTGCGATTCGACGCAGACGTTTCACCTTTTCGCTGTCGGGGATCCCCAAGAATTCAACGGAGGCAATCTCTTTCAATGTTGCAACGGCTGTTGCAAGTGTGTTTTTTTTTTTGTTTTTTCATCAGTATTCTTCCTTCAATTCTTCAAGTCTCACGTGGATGGTGCAGTTCTTGCAGGCGTCAATTCTCCCATGATGCGGACAATGATCGTCGCATGACAATTTGATGAGCTCACGCAGCACCGCGATAATAGTATCCTTCCGAGGGTGTTTCTGATCCTTTTTCGCGGCATCCAGTTCGGCGCGCGCTTTGCACAAATCGCTGTCCAAAATGGCGTTTGCAGCTCGCACCGTTTCCAGTTCTCGTTCCAGATCGGCGATCATTCCGATCAACTGTTCTTTGTTTTTCTTTTCCATTTTTTTATTTCTTTCTTGTTGGATTAATCCTGCAAACATTGCAGGACACTATTCTTTTTGGTCTGTACGGAAATTCCATGCTCCAGCGCATAGGAATCGCCGATCACGACGCATTCCTTTTGTGTGCGGGTAACCCCGGTGTAAATCAAACTCCGGCTTAATTGGAATTTGTCTCTGCTTATTATGGCAATAATAACCTTCCGATACTGGCTGCCCTGACTTTTGTGGATTGTCAGTGCGTAAGCGTAACGCAGATTTCGGATCATGTCGCGATTGAAGCGCACGCAGTCGACCATTTCGCCGGTCACATCATCCCGGAACGGCACATCCAGTGTAACGAACAGCCCTTCGCTGTCAACCGCATGAACAGTGCCGGTCGTGCCGTTCCACACATGATGATCCGGATTATTCACGGTATTTATTACCCGATCGCCGGGGATAAATTTTCCAGTTCCGGTTCGGCCGTTGATCGAACGATCCAGCATCAGCAGATCTTCGTTGAAGGCGTTCACTGTTGCAGCCTGAAATTTATCCTCCTGATCTTTGGTGCCGTTTTTCGGGCAAAGCACGATATCGGTGGAGAAATCCAAAATGCCGTTTTTCGCCCAATCGCAAACGATTTGTTGCACTTCGGCCGGATCTGCGACCGGTACGACTGTCCAGCGTTCGTTTTCGCTTTCAGCATGGCGTTTCGGCAGATTCCCGGAGCGGATCAGGCTCGCGGCCTGGAATACTGCTTCGGTATTCCGGTAACACTTTGTCAGCGTCCGAACCAGGTTCGGATGAAGCTCGATGATGTCATGGAACGGCTGGCCGGCTCCGACTGGTGTCAACTGCGCCTGATCGCCGACCAGAACTATTTTTGCCGGCCGCCTTTTCAGTACTTCCGCCAGCAATGCAGAATCCACCATGCTCGATTCATCAATGATCACGGTGGTATCATTCAGCATGCCGCCAGAGAAGCGGCCATCTCCCTGCGCCCCCAGCAACACATGGATCGTCGTTGCCTCAATGCCGGATGCCTCTTTCAAGCGAGCAGCGGCTTTCCCGGTGGGAGCGCACAACCGGCATTGCAGATGCGGGAAACATTTTTTGACCCCGCGTACAATCATTTTGATCACGGTGGTTTTACCGACTCCGGCACCGCCATTGATGACAGATATTTTTTCCTGAACAGCGAAGCGGACCGCGGCCAGCTGGGATTCATCCGGAATAAATTTTTCTCCAGATGCAAAAAATTCATCATTCGGCATGGTGAATTGATCTTTTTCGGCAGCTTTGGCGCCGGAAATATAATCAGCGATGATCTTTTCTGCGGCATGGCACTTTTTCGTGGTCAACATGTTTTTGCTGTCGAAAATATAGAGCAGTTTTTGATCGACCATGTTTTGAACTTCGGAAACAATCAATTCGTTTCCGATATTCGGCAGAAGTTTTTGGCATGCTGTAAAGTGCCGCCAGCAATCCAACGCGGTGGATCCGTCTGCACACTCGACTTCAAAGCCATACACGATCCCGGCATGAATCCGACGGGGATCATCATCGGCGATATCGAAGTTTCTCCGGACATTCTCATCGACCGTTTTGAAACTGAATCCCGGAAGTTCTGCCAGGCGGAAACAGTTACTATTCACTACGCCCGCGGCATCCTTGCCCCATGCGTCAAATGCGGCCGCCGCCATCGCTTCTGTGCAGCCTTTGTTCTCGAGATAAGAAATGATCTCCGCTTTTTCGCTGTTCGCATTGAACAGTGCAGTCTGTTCGATGAATGAACGATATGCTGCAGCGGACATTTTCCGGATCTCTCCGGATCGCAGTTTTTGCCAATCGTTTCCGAGCTTATCCCAGATTGCTTCTTCCATCGCCGGACCGATGCCGTGCGCCCGGCGGCATACATAATGCAGCTGGCCGCGCGGATCCAACGGCAAAGTAAGTTTGGCGGTCCGGAACTGGAACTGGCGTTCGCCTTTGTAAACGGTCCAGTCGCCGATCAGTGCAAGCGTTTCCATTTCGCCCGGCTGCCATGCCATCGAACCTTTGCAGATCACGGATGTTTCCGGCACACCATCGCCGCCCATGGTCGCGCGGAAGAAATACCAGCGACTATCTGGGCGGGCGCAAAGCATCCGGTCAAGCGTTACAAGTATTTGCATTTTCCTTTTCCCTTTCAAAAAAGATCCGCAGCGCCAGCGCTGACGCATATTCGGCATTGCCGGCGAAAATTACCGCCACGCCGCGCATGGTCAATTCCGCGATGCGCCGCATCACGAACGCCGGAGTACACCGGGTATGTTCGTGATCCGGCGGAAGGATCGCACCGTTCGCCCCCAAAGTGAAACAGAATGTCACAAAATCTGATTCAACGATCACCACTTTTGCGGTGAATTTTGCTTCATCCATCCGGTTCAATTCCCGGCAGAAACGATGCCAACCGACGGAAATCGTGCCGATGAAATCATCGGCACTTTTTCTTTCGATTGCAAAATGGTCATCGCCTTTCAGTGCGTAATCCCCCGTGCGCAGCGTGGCAACTTCCACGTCAATATTCGGCGGGAAGCTCCAGGGGCGCTGTTCGCGGGTGTCGATAATTATTGTCATCTTCAGCGCTTTTCGTAGGGATTCTGAACACGACCAGTAGCCGGGGCTGCGGGGGACGGATAACCGGGAGCAGGGGCGGCAGGATAACCGGCGGCAGGATAGCCCGGGGCGGCAGCAGGCGCAGGCGCAGAACGGCGTGCGATAAATTCATCGTAACTCAAACGTTTAGCGGATGAACCGCCTTTGTTGAGATAGCGGACGTTGCAGAATTCTCTGCCGTCAGATTCGCGTACTGATTTCACGACAACCGCAGTGCAGGTTTTGTTGATCAGGTTTGGAATTGAAATCATCCTATCAGCAGTCGCGACAAATTGCTGTTCCAGTTCGGCAAGGTTCTGAACGTTGAAATCGATATCACGCAACGTTTGCAGCGTCATGTCGATTCGATACAGATGTGCTTTCGTGCCGGTGCCAGTACGGTTGGAGATTTCGCCGTGCCAAACATCAGTGTTGCCGATGGCGTCCTGCAGTTGCAGTACAACATCATAATAGCATGCGACAAATTCGCCGCGGCCGTTGGTTTCTCCCTGTTTTGCAGGGAATTTGCATTCCGCCACATAGGCGTCAACGATGGTGCAGGGAACATCCTGCTGGTCACTGGTAATTTTGAACATTTTTCTTTCCTTTCTGTTTAGATTAAAATTCCGCTGACGCGGTACCAGATCGTTTGCGTGAGTTTTACATCCTGCAGGCAATAGTCGAGCAGTTTTTTCCGCCCAGCCTCGGTTTCGATCATTTCTGGAAATTCTCTGAAATTGATTTCGATCTTGCTGTCGTTGACAAGCGCCCGGGCGATATTGTCAAGTTTTTCATATCCGCCGTGACCGCACCAAATCTGCATCAGATCGGCGTGGTGTTCGTTTCGGTATTTCGCTGTCATCTCCGCCAGCGGCGGCATGCCGACACACCGGGGATCGAACCCCAGCAGCGCCGCCCGCCGATAGAGGAAGGGCAAATCAAAGCTGTTCCCGTTGTAGGTAATTATTCTGTCGTAGACGCTCAAGCATTCAAACGCCTTCGCGATCAATTCAATTTCTTCATCGTTCGTATCGGCGGAAATACACTCGCAGAAGGATGTGCCTTCGCCATCCACCGCGCACCACGCGCAGATCCGACCGTAAAGCGGCGAAAGTGCCATCTTTTCGATCTGTTCGTTTTTCGCAGCATCCTGTTTTTCGGCGATTTTGACCGGGTCCTTGAGGTTTCCCGCTTTCACCTCGATCGGTGGAAGCCGATCAAGCATGGAAGCGTTCCGCATCGTCTCAATGTCGAACACAATTTCTTTTCCCATTTTCGATTCCTTTCTTTATGTTTTTTGTGCCGGGACGGCTTATTTTAACGGGGGCGGCGGGGGAGCCGGGACAGGAGCTCCCGGAATGAAAGCAGCAGCAGTTGGCGGGGCGCTTGGATGCAGCGCATCAACATCATCGCCACCATCGATCAGGAATAACCCGCACAGCGCATATTTCCGCGCATAACTCGATGCGGCGCCGGTGATCTGAGCGGCGTCCATGCCCTTCTTGTCTTTATCGAGCATTGCATAACCGGTCGATATATATATGCTGCGATCATCGATTTTTAGGGTCGCGGTCGCCTTCAAAAAAACATAGTTCCCGATTGCGACGACTTCATCGGTCAAAAACAATTCGGCATCATATCGTTGCAGAATTGGCTTTGCCGCGTACAGGATATCTTCGCAGTTGCGATAGAAAAAGTTGCCGAACTGATTCTTCTGCCCCTTTGGGGCTTTGAGTTCACATTGAATCGCGAGTAGTTTGTTCATTGTTTGTTCCATTTACTTTTGCATATATTTTTTGTCCGACATGTTTGGCCAGATTTTGTCGTGCAGCCAAAATTCTCGCTTGTTCCAACGCATCAACATCGGCCAAACTGATTCTGTTTATGACAATCTCGATTTTTACCGCCATAGCATCACCAACAAGACGCGTGCAGCAGCCCAAGCAGATATCCAGTGCCAATGCCAAATATCAATGCGATCAATATGGTTTCTTTTGAATTTTTATTTGTTTTTGTCTTCCGGAAAGGCATGTTGCCGGGGCGAATATTCAAATCCTTCATGAAATTTTCCTCCTTTGCTGATGCGACAAATGCGACTTAACGTGCAAAAAAATAATTCACTGCCTTTCGGACGACAGCGCTACGATTATTATGTCCATCAGCCGCCGCATATTGATCAATGCGCTCAATCATATCATCAGCCAGTTGAACACCAATAATCTGCGACCGTTGGATACATTTAGCCGGAGCGACAATTATTGCCGGTGCCGCCGCTGCGAAAAAGGAATTCAAAGCCTTTCGAACGACAGCACTGCGGTTATTATGCCCATCCTTTTTTGCATGATTATCAATCATTTCTATCAATACTCCAGGTAATTCGACGACCAATTTTGTCATTTTTTGTTTTTCCTTTCATTTTTTTAGAGGGTTACTTACGGAACTGGAGTGAATATAGTCGCATTTGTCGCATTTGTCAAACATAAAAATAAACTTTTTTCAACTTTTTTTAATTTTTTCTTGAAAAAATCGCTTTTGCGTATATATTTTATTCTTGACCGAAGGAGATTTTTTAAAATGAAATTTGATAATCATGTATTTAGATTTTGGCGCGAACAGCGCATGATGACTCTCGAAGAAGTCGGCGCCGCAGTCGGCGCGAGTAAACAAACCGTCTCGAAGTGGGAAAACGGGAATGTTATTCCACGGCCGGCAAAAATAAGAGCAATCGCAAAGTTGTTCAACATTTCTGTCTATGACATTTCTGATCTGCCGCCGGAACCAGAAATGGTCAGTAGAAGTGCGATCTTGGAAGCGACGCTTCAAGACCCGATGTTTGATATAATAATCCGCTCCTGGGGGAAACTTACTGCGGCTGATAAAGGTGAAGTCGTGGAATTTGTCTCGAACAAAATCAAGGAACAGCGATGAACATCGACAAAAAACAAAATTGTTCATTATTCGCCCGGATTATCGGATTTTTGTTTTTTATCGCCATCATGGTATTTTTTATGGTACGGTGCGACACTGCACCGAATAATGCTGAAGCGTGGTATATCGCAAAACAATTTGCGAAAAAAGATTTAAAAACACCGGCAACGGCGGATTTCCCGGCGCTTCATGCCGACGGCGTGACAGTCACGGATCTGGGCGATGGTCAATATTCTGTCAGCGGATATGTCGACGTTGAAAATTCTTTTGGGGCAAAGGTTCGACAGCACTTTATAGTAGAAGTACAAAAACGGCAAAAAGGTGACACGTGGTCATCAGGGGGTGTGGTGTGGCTAAAATGAAATATGCGGCCGGTCATCGTTACTGTATATATGCGCGCGTATCCCCAAAGGGATCTCAATGGTCGGCCCAAGAAACAAGCATTAAAGTACAATTTTACGAATGCCGGGAATACATTTCCAGAATGGATCCAGACGCGGTGTTCACAGAAGTCTATGACGAATTCAAATCCGGAAAAGATCTTGACCGGCCAGCTATGCAAGGGATTATTGCAGATATAGAAAGCTCGCGGCCAACATTCGACACGTTGGTTGTGTGGCAGCTCGATCGACTTTCACGCAATCTCGCCGATGCCGCGCCGCTTTTTGAAAAACTCCGGGATGCCGGACTCGGATTTGTCTCGATCCGGCAGAGTTATCTTTCCGCGACCGGCGCAATGGCGCGTTTCAATCTGACACAAACGATTGCGATCGCACAGCTGGAACGAGAAATGACCGCAGAAAGAATCGCGACAAAATTGCGGTGGATAGCTTCCCAGGGGAAACCCACATGGGGAATACTTCCGATAGGATATCGCCGCAAATCCGGAGAAAAAAATACTGCGGAAATTGTGAAATCGGAGGCGGAAATAATCCGACAAATATTCCAATTATATCTTGCTGGATGTTCGAATAACGATTTTGCCACATTGAATCATTATTGGGACTCACACAAAAATATTCTCGGCGATCCAAAAAAATTGTATCGAATTCTACGGAATCGATTCTATATTGGGGAGATTGTATTTAATGGAGAAATTTTCGCAGGAGAACATGAACCAATAATCGACAGAACTGTATTTGATAAAATCCAGGAATTATTACCTGGAGAAAAATACAACACGACCCGTCCGGGCCGCCAGAAATACGCATATCTTCTGGCGGGATTGATGCGGTGTCACTGTGACCCAGAACGTTTCATGCGACCGGCATCTGTCAAGAAAAAAACTCGAAGATACTTCTACTACAAATGCACTGATTCGCGTTGCGGTTGCGAAATAAACGCTGAAAAACTGGATAATGCTGTTCTTGATGCGATAAAACGGATTGCCCTGGATCCAGAATATGTACGTGAATGCTATGAAGAACATCAACAGCAAATTGCAGAACTACAACGACAGCAACAGCCAAAAATAGATGCTGCGTTGTCTGATGTCGAAACATCAAAAGCTGAATTGAAAAAAATTGATGAACTGTTTTTGACGGGGGTTGTTCGCGCTACAAATGCGGATTATTGGAACGAAAAACTTAGTGATTCCAGATCTCGTTTAGCCGTAGCGGAAGAGCGCTATAAACAACTTGTCGCCAGCATGGAACCGCTGACAAATCAAGATAAATTATCTGCAGTCCTGGAATCAATCTCTGGTTGGGCCTCTTTGCTGGAAGGCGCGGATGATGATACAATTTTGAAGCGCAATTTGATTCAGTCGCTCGTGTATCGGGTGCGCTGTCTGGAGCATGGCAAATTCGCGGTCGACTTGATTCTGGATAAAAAAATAGACATAACCTCGAATGAAGTTATGTCTAAGAGTGGCGAATGGTGGAGCAGATGGGAGTCGAACCCACGACCTATACGATGCGAACGTATCGCTCTAGCCAACTGA